CGTTGTAATGGAGCCCACGGGTCCGCTAATCCGGGATATTTGGCAGAATGATTTTGATGATTTTTTAGAGACCTACGACATTCCGTATACATTTAGGGCGTCACCATTGCCTGAATACAATCTTCATTTGCCAGGTGGTGATACCAAAATCCTATGCCGTAGCTTTGAGAACTGGACACGCATCATCGGCATTAACGGCGCATGGATACTGGCCGATGAGATCGACACCGTAGCGCCCAGCATCGCCAATAAGGCATTCCCCAAGATCCTTGGCCGCTTACGTGCTGGCAATGTGCGGCAGTTTGCGGCGGCATCCACACCAGAAGGCTTTAGATGGATGTGGCAAACATTCGCCAGTGAAGACAGTAAAGGCCGCGAGGATCGCAAGCTGATTCGGATGCGCACTGCTGATAACCCGCACCTACCGCCGGACTTTATTGAGCGGATGCAGGCCAACTATGACCCGCAACTGCTTAAGGCTTACCTAGATGGCGAATTTGTAAATCTAACCACCGGGCAGGTGTATGACCGCTTTGATCGTGCCAAGCATGTGGCTGAGATCACTGCACCTGACAGCCGTGAACCGTTGCGCATCGGCGTTGACTTCAACGTTGGCAACATGTCGGCAGTGATCGCATACCGCAATGGCAAAACACTACACGTATTTGATGAGATCAGCGGCGCCCATGATACTGATGCATTAGCAGCCGCCATCAAATGCCGTTACCCAGACCATCGCCTTTATGTGTACCCAGATGCCAGTGGCGGCAACCGCAGCACCAATGCAACCCAAACCGATATTGCCATCCTTGAGAGCTACGGCATGTCCAATCAATCACCCAAGGCCAACCCACCGGTGCGCGACCGCGTAGCAGCAGTGCAGGCGCTACTGGAAAACGGCAAAGGCGAGGTGCGGTTACACATCGCCGCATCATGTGTAAAGCTTATTGAATGCCTAGAACTGCAAAGCTATACCGAACGCGGTGAACCTGATAAAGACCAAGGCTACGACCATATGAACGACGCCATCGGTTATCTCATCTGGCGTGAGTTCAACCCCCTGCACGCTAGAGCAGGCCGTGGCACAGGGGTTAGATTGTATTGACACCATAAGCCGCTGCAATGTATAGCCTGCCGTCTGCATATGATTTCCAAACGGCAAGTAGGCGCGTTGCTGCAGTCAATGACCCAAACGGCGCATGGTACTCACAGCAACCGCATTGGATCCTGATCGAGGATCTCATGCAAGGCACCTACGGGATGCGACGCAAGCATCGCCGCTACCTACCGCAGGAGCCTAGGGAGCAGGATGAGTCCTACGACAACCGCCTAGCGCGCAGCGTGGTCCCGCCGTACTACCAACGCCTTGAACGGATGCTGGCCGGGATGCTAACCCGCAAGCCGGTGCGGTTGAATGATGTGCAAGACGTGATCCAGGAACAGTTATTTGATGTAGATCTACAGGGCAACGACCTAAACGTATGGACGTATGAAACCACACGTAAAATGGTCCGTTATGGTCACATCGGCGTTTTGGTTGATGCGCCCAAAGATACTGGCCGCCCCTACTGGGTTACATACACACCACGCGACATTCTCGGCTGGCGCACTGAAGGCAACGACCTAACCCAGCTAAGACTACAAGAAACAATTGTCGTGCCTGATGGTGAGTACGGCGAGAAGACAATCGAACAGGTGCGAGTGCTAACACCTGGCGCATATGAACTGCATCAGCGTGATGAGAAGAGCAACTGGAAGATTGTGGATGAAGGCAACACAAGTCTAGATAAGATCCCATTCAGCATTGCATATGCTAACCGCGTTGGCTTTATGGAATCAAGGCCACCACTGGAAGATATTGCAGAGCTAAACCTTAAGACTTATCAAATCCAGTCAGACCTTGACAACCAGCTCCATATCTCAGCGGTGCCGATGCTGGCCTTCTACGGCTTCCCATCAGCGGCGGAAGAGGTGTCAGCAGGCCCCGGCGAAGCAATTGCGTTCCCTGCTGAAGGCCGCGCCGAATACATTGAACCAGCAGGCCGTAGCTTTGATTTTCAATTCCGCAGGCTGGAGCAAATCGCATCACAAATCAATGAACTTGGCCTGTCGGCGGTGCTAGGCCAGAAGCTATCAGCCGAAACCGCTGCAGCTAAGACCATCGACCGCAGCCAAGGCGACAGCACCATGATGGTGATTGCGCAGAATATGCAAGATATGATCGACAATTGCCTGCAGTTTCATGCTCAATATCTCAACACACCACAGGCCGGTAGCTGCCTGATAAATCGTGATTTCCTTGGCGCAAGGCTTGACCCTACAGACGTAAGCAGTTTGCTCCAGCTTTATACAGCAGGCACCATCACGCAAGAAACACTGCTACAGCAACTGGCCGATGGCGAAGTGTTGGGCGATGACTTCGACGTGCAGCAGGAGATTGACGCTACGGCAAATGCTGGCCTATGACAACACCATCAGCGCTATATCGCAACGCAATCGACCTAAACCGTTACAGCAACAGTGTTGCCAAGCGTATTGTCAGCGCATATAACGACATCATTATCGATGCTGCAAATCAACTGCGCGTCATAAATGACTTAACAGCACCAGCTAAGGCTGCACGGTTGCGTGGCATCCTTGCGCAGCTTAAAGACTCACTAGCCACATGGGCAGGCGACAGCACGGTCACCACCGCAAGTGAACTGCAAGGCCTAGCTGAATTGCAGTCGGAATTTGTTACTGAGCAATTGCGTAAGGTGTTGCCAGCCGGTGCCCGTGATGCAGTAAACACCATTGAGATAAGCCCACAATTTGCGCAGTCTGTTGTTACAACTGATCCAACTCAGTTAAACGTGGTCACCTTAAGCGATGATCTATTTAAGGCAGCTTTTGGCTCACCACAAACCTATAGCCTGACCGCAGCGCAAGGCACGGCAATCACGTTGCCCAATGGCGAGGTGGTAAACAAAGCATTTCGCGGTATTGCTGAATCACAGGCCGAGCAGTTTTCGCAGGTGGTACGCAATGGCCTGTTGACAGGTGAGACCACACAAGATGTAGCAAAGCGCCTAGTCGGCAGGCTTGAATTTGGCCAGGCAGGCAGCGTTAGGCAAATCGCCCTTGCGGGTGGTCAAGCTACTAAAGCCGCTAACCATCAGGTGATTTCACTGGTGCGCACCAGCATCAATCAAGTGGCAAATGAGGCAAGCCAACAAGTATATGAGGCCAACCAAGACATCACGCAGAAATATCGTTACGTCGCAACGCTTGACACTCGCACTAGTGCCATATGCCGTGCACTTGACGGTCGTGAGTTTGAATACGGCAAAGGCCCTAAGCCGCCGCAGCATTTTGGCTGCCGTTCAACCACAGTACCGGTCATCAACTATAAGGAGCTTGGCTTTGACGCACCGCCATCAGTTACCAAAGGCAAACGCGCCAGCATGGATGGGCCAGTGCCTGCAAACACCAGCTACGGCCAGTGGTTGCAAGGCCAGCCACGTGCGGTGCAGGATGAGGTATTAGGCAAGGCAAAGGCTGATTACTTTAATAAGCTTGCCGACCAGCATGGCGCCCGTGATGCCATCGCAAAGCTAGTCCGTGATGATGGGTCAGAGCTAACCTTGGATCAGTTGCGTAGTCGCTATGGCAAAGCCTAAGGACAAGGTCGCCAAGATCATGGGCGAATACAAGCGTGGCACATTAAATACCGGTAAGCCAGGCCCCGGCAAAGGCCCTAAGGTCAAAAGCCGTAAGCAAGCGATTGCCATTGCACTTAGCGAAGCTGGCAAGACCAAGAAGCCTAAGAAGGGCATGAAGTAATGGCTAAGAAGCCCGGCCTTTACGCCAACATCGCCGCCAAGCGCAAACGGATTGAATCCGGCAGCAAAGAGCGCATGGCGCATAAAGGTGAAGAAGGCAGGCCGACTGCCGCAGCATTTAAGGCAAGCGCCAAAACTGCTAAGCCACGTAAGCCCAAGAAGAAAAAATGATCACCTATCGCGGTGAGGAATTTGAAGGGTACAACAAACCCAAGCGCACCCCAAACAATCCAAACAAGTCTCATGCCGTGCTTGCCAAAGATGGCGACACCGTTAGATTGATCCGCTTCGGGCAGCAAGGTGTATCTGGATCGCCGCCAAAAAAAGGTGAATCAGCAGCGGATAAAGCCCGCAGAGCTGCATTTAAAGCTCGCCATGCCGACAACATCGCCAAAGGAAAATTGTCTCCTGCCTATTGGGCGGATAAGGTAAAATGGTAATGTACTTTAGCCTGCGGCTAATTCATGTCTGAAGAACAATCAACAGCTCCCGACACACAAGCAATTCAAGCAGAACTAGAAGCCTTGCGCCGCAAAAATGCTGAATTGATAGATGACTATAAAAAAGCCATAGCACAAGCCAAAGCCATACCACATGGGGTGAACGTTGACGAATTGCTTGAATTTAAGCGCAAGGCCGAGCAGTCTCAACTGGAGCAGCAAGGCAACTACACCGAAGCCAGGCAGGCTCTGGAGCAGCAATACCGTGAGGCGACGACGCAAAAGGACCAGCGCATTAGCGAACTTGAAACCCGAGTTAAAGAACTAGAGCTAATAAGCCCTGCTGTAACGGCATTGGCTGAGATTGTTCATGACCCAGACCTAGTGCTCAAATCCAAGCTGTCACCTGATCAGATTGAACGTGAAGCCGATGGCACCGTAGTAGTGGTCAATGGCTATCAGCGCACACCAGTGGCTGAATGGGCAAAGACGCTGCCAGCATGGATGCAAAAGGCACCTAAGCCCCAAGGCAGTGGCGCACCATCAGGTCGCAATGCAGGCGAGATACCTGCAGGCACCATAAACCCATTCGCCCGTGAGTCATTCAACCTGACCGAGCAATCACGGCTATATAAAACAAACCGTGACTTGTACGACCAATTGAAGGCGCTAGCCTAATTACATCCGGCAGCGCCGGTAGGCGGGTTGCGCCTGCTGCTATCTGTAAACACTTTTTCTTTGGAGAAACACCGTGGCGACTCTTCGCTCCGATGTCATCATCCCCGAAATTTTCACGCCTTACGTTATCGAGCAAACCACCCAACGCGATGCCTTCCTGGCTAGCGGTGTGGTTCAGCCGATGGCAGAGCTGAACGCTACGGAAGGTGGTGACTACGTAAACATCCCATTCTGGAAAGCTAACCTGTCCGGCGACTTTGAAGTGCTGACTGACAGCACCTCGCTGACTCCCGGTAAGATCACTGCTGACAAGCAAGTTGGCGTGATCCTGCACCGTGGCCGCGCCTTTGAGTCACGCGACCTAGCTGCTCTTGCGGCTGGCGCTGACCCCATGGCCGCCATCGGCGCCAAAGTTGCTGATTATGTCGCCAACCAACGCCAGAAAGATCTTCTTTCTTGCCTGGCTGGCATTTTTGGCACGCTTGGCACCAATGCCTCTGCTTCTTTCGTTGATCTGACGATTGACGGCCTGAGCGGCGACACTCCTACGGTGCTGTCCCCCCGCCACGTTGCTGAAGCTCGTTCAATTCTGGGCGATCAAGGCGACAAGCTGGCTGCTGTTGCAATGCACTCCAAGGTCTACTACGACTTGGTTGAGCGCAAGGCGATTGACTATGTGTCAACTGGCGACGCCCGTGGTACTACCACTACCCAGTCAGGTGGTTCGATCGTTGCCGCTTACGGCGGTGATGTGACCGTGCCCACCTACATGGGCCTGCGCGTGATCGTCTCCGATGACGTGCAAACCGAAGGCAGCGGCTCCAGCACTGAGTATGCAACCTATTTCTTCACCCAAGGCGCTATCGCCAGCGGTGAGCAAATGGGAATGGAGGTCGAAACCGACCGCGACATCCTCGCCAAGAGTGATGCCATGTCGATGGACCTGCATTACGTGTACCACCCAATCGGCGCCAAGTGGACCACTGGGACCACCAACCCAACCCGCGCTCAGTTGGAGACCATCACCAACTGGACGAAGGTGTACGAAACCAAGAACATTGGTATCGTGCGGGCAACAAACACCTCCAACTTCGATTGAGGTAATTAACCATGGCACAACCTTCCCAGTTTGAACTGTCTACAGAGCAGTACATCGTTGCTGACCACTACATCGCCTCTTCGGTGGCTGATATCCAGTTCTTCACCGCTTCGGTGAAGTGCCAAGTGGTCAGCATCCGCGAGGTACATGCCACCGCTGGCACTGATGGCTCTGCTGTTTCTGGTACGATTCGTCGCTGCCAAGGCACTGAAGCTGCTACCGCTGGTGATGACCTGCTTGGCGCCACCAAAATCGACTTCAAGGGCACTGCTCTTACTGAGCAGAAGTTTGATGCAGCCGATTCTGGTGAGCTGACCAGCACCACCGCCAACCTGATCCTGGAGGCTGGTGATCGCCTGTCTCTGGACGTCACTGGCACAACCACCGCGTTGGCTGGTGTGATCCTTAGCGTGCTGCTGAAGCGCATCTGATGGGATTGTTCGCCTTCCGGCGACTGCGTGAACGTGAGGCTGCCTCTACGGTGGTGGCCTCTCTTTCTATTGCGGAGCCTACACTGATACCAATGGAGCCAACTGATGGCAATAACAATCGACGCGACCCCAAGCGGAGCAAACGCCAACTCATACCAAACGCTGGCGGACGCACAAGCGATAGTTGACGGCATGGTGCAGGATGCAGACGTAACCGCATGGGCGGCTGCTACCACTGACGCCAAAAACCGCGCCCTATACACCGCCACGCAACGCCTAGACCGTGAACGGTTCATTGGCGCTAGATCAACTGACACGCAAGCACTGCAATGGCCGCGCACTGGTGTCCGCAAGCCAGACACGTACATCAACACGTATGCCGTTGGGTTTCCATTCCGCATCACGACCGACTACTACACCGACACGGAAATCCCTGACCAAATCAAAAAAGCTCAGGTGATGCTTGCGGTTTACCTAAATAACAACGTCGATGGCCTTGGTTTGACTGGTCTTGAAGACTTTAAGAACGTCAAGGTCGGCAGCCTAGACGTAACACCAGCGCAAAGCATGGGCGCCGACAAGATCCCGCCGTTGGTTGAACGATACATGACTGGCCTTAGAATAAGTGGGCCAGGTAACTTTGCTATCAAACGATCATGAGCGAATATTCAGGCGCTGAGTTTATTGATGATACTGCTGCTCATACCGGCAGGTTTGGCGAGATCGTGGCATTAGAGGATTCAGTAATTGCAAGCGTTACGGCGCTGGATTACACCGGTAATGCACTTACAGCAATTCCAATCAAGGCAAGCTGCGAGATGTGTGGTGTATTCACCAGCATCACATTAACTAGCGGCACTGTTATCGCTTACAAGATTTAGCCATGAGCGACTCCAGTGTTCTTGGCATTGATTATTCCAAAGGCGCAACTTTTGTTGACGCCGCAACAACAGTGACTGGCCGCTGGTGTGCGATTACTTTTTTTGGCAACGCAGCAATCACTGAAATCATTAGCACCAACTATGACGGGGCATCATTGGCCGGTCATACTCTTACTGCTGGCGTAACAATTTATGGTGTTTTCACCAGTATTAACCTGTCGGCTGGCCACTGCCTTGCCTATAAGCTCTGATGGCACTATCAACCGCGCTACGAAAGGCCGCCAGTAAGTTGATGGCTAAGTTTGGTGGCACGGCTACCATTCGGCGTATCACCCTTGGCTCTTACGATCCAGCCACTGGCACTGCTGCCGAAACCACGGCTGACACCAGTGTGCGTGGTGTACTTGAGGACGTGACCAGACGCGAAGTAAACGATCTAATCCAAGCGGGCGACAAGCGTTTGATGGTTGCAGCCGCAGACCTAGCCAATGCACCAACGACAGCCGACCGCGTAATCATCAGCAGCCGGTCATTGCAGGTAATTGAAGTGCGCACCATTGAGCAAGACAACATAGCGATAACCTATGAATTGATACTTAGGGACTAATGGCAGGTACTATCCGGCTAAACCAGATTGGTGATTACGCCGAAAAGCAGATGGAGAAGCTGTTACGTGCATCAGTATTAGAAACTGATAGTTTATTGAAACAAGCAAGTCCAGTTGATCTGGGGCGTTTTCGCTTAAGTTGGGCTATTGGAGAGAATGCAGCCCCATTTCAAGGTGTGCCGCCTGGGGATTATCGTGGACAGCCAGTGCCTCCGCCACGCGCTATTAATTACACACTCGGCAATGAGAGGTTAGGTAATATTTATAGCATTCACAATAATTTGCCATACGCCGAAAAGCTCGCAATTGGCGCTCCCGGTGCTGGTGCAAATGAAAAAGAAAAACGATACAACCCATTTAGAAAAGTAAAGAATTGGGCAACACCTGGCGGAGGCAGCAGCATCCAAACAGGCGGACCAGGTTGGATCCAAGGCATCGCTAAAGACGTTCAAGGCAGAGTGATAGTAGCCGCCGCACGTATCGGCAGGGAGTCATGAGCAGCACCTACAACAACGTCCGCGCTGCGATTGAAGGCCGTATTGCTACTGAAATGGCAATTGCACCGGTCTATCCGGTCAGTTACCAGAACGTGCCGTTTACGCCACCAAATAACACGCCATGGCTACAGGTGTTTATTCGCTTTGGCGATAATGCCTATGCAACGCTGCTGCCTACCGGCAATGTCGGCTTTAACCGCCAAAATGGCACGCTAGTAGTCAATATCTACACGCCGGTTGGCGTTGGCCCGGCTGCAAACTTCACTATTGCAGAACGCATCAAGGATTTGTTTGATCGCGTAACAGTGTCTGGTGTTATATTTGATGCGGCGTCCGGTCCGGCACAGGTAACCCCTGCGTCACCTGAGCCTTACTTCCAGACGCAACTAACAATCACCTTTGAAGCGTACTTAGACTAAACTCAGCCATCACCTTCTACTAAATCCATGGCCGTCACTGTTCTATCCGGCACGTCCGGCGCCCTTTACTACAAGCCTGCCGGTACTAACGGCACCTTTGGCGAATCCAATGTCACCACCGGCGCTGGCACCAGTCAGATCGTCGTTGGCAGCTACCTAAATTTCAAGGTTGGCGACCCGATCAAGTTTTCGCTGATCAACTCCCAGACCGGCGGCAGCGGCTCCGGCACCTTGCCTGCTCCGATCTCAAGCGCCACCACCTACTACGTCATTGGCTATGTCGCTGCCACTGGTGTGCTGACATTTTCCACCGCTGCAGGTAGTACTCAACTGACGCTAACGGACGACGGCACCCTGGCCGCTCCTAACGAGTTCCAGGTTGCTTACGCCGATTACGCAGCAGTCGGCCAGGTACAGCGCTGGGGCTTTGAAATCAGCCGCGCTGAAATTGATGTTACCACCATCGGACAAGCCGCTGGACAGTATGCGCCTTTCAAGGCATACATCCCTGGATTCTCTGACGGCACCGGCACTGCAACTGTCTACGTAACCAACGAAGACAGTTCACTCTCTAACCGCATGGTTGAAGATGTGCTACAACGCCAGCAAGTCGGTTGCGCATTCAAGCTCTACACCGACAAAGCAGGCACCGAAGCCCTAAGCCGCAGCATCGCCATGGATGCTGTGCTGTTGAGCGCTAGTATCAACATCAACCCAGATGATGCTCAGATGGTGGAAATTTCATTCCGCCCCACCGGCACACCTACGTTTGATTTCTCCACTAGCGCCTGATAGCTAGCCAATGGCCCCGGCACTGCTGGGGCCTTACTTCCACCATTCACCAAATACGATGGCCGCTGCTCAAATCCGCGCACTTGATCGCCTGAAAAAAGCCGCCAATCTTACACCCGTTAAAAAAACGGTGCAGCTAAGCGACGGCAGCCAGTTTGAGTTCTACCGCACGCCACTAACCATGGCTGAACGTGAACGGGCACAAAAAGCATCTAGTACCGATGACGCCAATGCATTTGCATTGCAGTTGCTCATCCAAAAAGCAATGGACGAAAACGGACAACGCATATTTGCCGCCGGTGAAATTGCAGAGTTAAAAAATGAAGTACGCGATGCTGATTTGCAAACGCTGATGCTTGCTGCCATCAGCGAAGACAGCAGTGATGAGGTAGACACAAAAAAATAAAGGCGGAGCTAAAGCAAGACAACTTGCTGCGGCTCCAAATGGGTGTAGCTAAAGAGCTTGGCTACACCCTGACCGAACTGATGGAACGCATGACACTGGCCGAGCTTTTGCTGTGGTCGGCATATTTTGACTTGCAAAATGATGAGCAAGAATCAGCAATGAAGCGCAGGCGGTAGACTGTAACCACAGAGGGGCCGCGCTGTGTCTGTTGTCGCTAATGTTGCCATTAACGTTGAC